GGGATAGGGAGGCGTACACCTAGGGGGCATGGCTTAGGTTTTCCTGGGAGGGGGTACCTGGAATCCTACCCCAGACGTTTTTTGTGCCCCCAGGAACCGGCCTCTTGACAAACCCTCCCCAGTGTGCTAGTCTGAGAATAGGGTTACCGGTCATCCCTCCCCCAAAACCGAGGCCCTATTGGGGTTCGGGAGGAGGGGGGCTGCCCCCTGCCTCCCTACCATACGAATCAATTTGGGTCCGTTCAGAGGTGTAATATGCCACATTCGCGCGAGGCAACCCTTCTCAAGCAGGACGCCTTTCTAGCATCCCTCATCAAAACCGGCTCTGTCAAACAGTCCCTGGAGTCCGCAGATGTAAAGCATGCCACCTTTGCTATGTGGAAGTTCCGGGATACCCATGGTTTTAAGGAAAGATTCGCCCGGTCCCTAGAAATCCGAAACGACGCCCGCCTGGAGGCCTTGGAAGAGCAAATGTTCGCTGCTCTGGAATGGGTTTCCCTGCCAGAGAACTACGACAAGCTCATCCGGTACCCCACTTTATTGATGTTTGCCCTCAAAGCCGGGCGTCCGATGTACCGTGACTCTAATCAAGTCGTTGCCGCCGGTGCCGCCGACCTCCTCTCCGCCATCACCAAACTGTCGGACGGTGAAAAAGCCCCGGCCCCGGAAGTGCTCTCCCCTCTGGCGGTCTCGGATTCGGAAGGGGCTTGTGAAATAAATCACACTCTGGACTCACAACTGACCGAAATTCTCTCCCGGGAGGACAAATAATGCCCAAGCACGCGTCTACCCCGCCCCCGAAGCCATTCGGAAAGCCCGCCCCAGCACGGCGGGCGAAGCCAAAACCCCGGATTGCGAAGCCCAACAAGCCCCGTAAGGTGGCGGTGTGACCGTTGGAGTCTTCGGAAAACGTACTTCTACCTTATTTGACCTGCTGAAATACACCCCAACGGCGGGCCAGATTCCGATTTTGTGCGCCCCCGAGCGGGAAATCCTAGTTGCTGGCGGTTTCCAATCCGGCAAGTCCCACACGGCGGCGAAGATGCTCCTGAAACGCTTCCCGGAGGACCTGGAACGGGCTTCCACGCTGGTCACCGCCGGGCGGATTCGCTGGCCCATGACCTACTGGCTGGTGGGAAATGATTACGCTGCTACAACCAAGGAATTTGAGTACCTTCGGGATGACCTTGCTGCCCTTCATCTATTGGGCAAATGCAGTAAGCGAGTGGACCCGGGGGTTATTCCTATTCTTGGCCAAAAAGACTCCGCCGACCCCATCGCAATTATCCGAACTATCTCCTCAGCAGACGTACGCAATATACGCATGGAAGCCCCGTTTGGGATTGTATGTTGTGAAGCCTCTGAGCTTACGCTGGAGGCGTTTCAGCGTATCCGAGAAAGAGTTGTACCACTTGGTGCATGGTTGTTTTTGTCCGGCACCTTCGAGGAAGACGCCTGGGGGTGGTACGCACAATTGCATCGGGAGTGGAGTAACGGGATTGGTGGGAGACGCTCATTTTCTCTCGCTACTGACTCGAATACCGCCCTCTTCCCTGCCGGGGAAAACGACCCATACATCAAACGCTTCCGGGAGGAGAACTCGTACGAATCCTATCAGCAGAGAATCAAAGGCATCCCCTGCGCCCCCCGGGGCATAGTGTTTCCCGAGTTCCGTGAAACCCTCCACGTCGGCCCGGTTTCCTATGACTCCTCCCTGCCGGTCAAGTTGTGGTGCGACCCCGGATATGGGTCCGATTCGGCCCATGCAATCCTGGCGGTTCAGATTGAGCGAGACCAGGTTCGAATCATAGATGAAATCTACGTCCAACGGATGACCACCGAGGAGATAATTGATGACATCCTCACCTTCAAGGAATGGTGGCGGAACGTCGATTGCCTGGTGGATGATAAATATTATTCGAGCCAACACCACGCCCAGACTTCGGTCGAGGAGATATGGCTAAGAAAAACCGGCTTGGTAAACCGAGGAGAAAGAGAACCCCTGAAACCCCGCCTAGAGCGGATACACAGCTTCCTGAAGCCCATGACCGACTCTGGGCAACCCAAGCTAATCATAGCACCGCACTGTGCCGGGATATTGTCGGAATTTGGCTGCCGAGCAAATCCTTTTACTCACACTTTCAGTAGCTACCGCTGGCGGATTGGTGATGACGGCCAGCCCCAGGGGTCCAATCCCATTGACCGGTTCAACCATGCTATCGAGGCCCTGGGCCGGGGCCTGGTGTTCGAGTTCGGGTATGTCGGTGCAGTAAAGGCACGCAAAAAGGGGGGGTTCGTTTCCTTCCGGGGCACCTCCTCTGGAGGCAAGAAGTCCAAGAAGCATTACGTCGGCACAGAGGTCCTCTAAATGCCGTACAAGGTTAATGAAATAATCCCTATGGTGAAGGAACGCCTCACCACGCTGGAAGTTGTCGAAAAGCTCCGCACGATGGATGACGACCTCGACTTCTACAACATGCGGCTGTTCGACACTAACTCCATTGAGGGAACACCCCTTGGCTCCAATTTCCGGTCGTTCACTTCCAATGAACCCAGGACCTTTGCTGACAAGATAATATCCCTGATTGTGTCCGGCGAGATTATCATCAACGTCCCATACATGGACTCTGACCAGGGAGAACGGGAGCGATTCGAGAAAGCAGAACGCTTCTGGGCCGGTTGTTTCGAATCCGCTGATGAACGCCTGGAGAATGCCCTTCGCCAACCACTGCAAGTCCAGGTTGCGACACAACTGGCTCTGCGGGGGACGTGCTGTGCTCGTGTGCTAATCCGAAACAATGCCGACGATACCTCTTTCGTGGACATCAAGCCCCTGGACCCCCGGCATTCGGCCTGGCAAGCCTCGGATGAAGGTTTAATCTGGTTCTGCAACGTCTCCACCCGCACGGTGGCGCAGATACGTCATGAATATCCAAAGGCTCCCCTCAGCCAAGGGGATGAGGAAGTCATGGATGTCTATGACTTCTACGACGAGAAGTTCAACACCGTGCTGGCCGAAGGAACCACTGCCTCCTCTGGCGGTGTCGGAATGTACACAATACTGAAAAAGAGGACCGAGCATGGACAAGAGGAAGTCCCGGTTATCGTCGTTCCCGGTGGCTCCTATTCAGCACTTAAGGCTGGGCCGTTGGATAGGACTACCATCCCTGCTGGCTACGGCGAGTCTATCTTCGCCAGCGTTCGAAACCTATATCCGCTCCTTAACGAGGTCCTGTCCATCTACCTGGAACTCGTTGCGAAGTCCCGGGACCAGACATTCACACTTTACTCCGACGAAGAGACCCGGATTGATGAGAACCCGAACGAATCCTCCGGTGTACTCCACCTTGCCGCCCGGGACCGGCTTGCACCAATAGAAGTCCCCCAGACCACCAGAGACGCATCCCAGCTTGTTGGGATTATCCAGGGAATGATTCAGCGGGGGACTCTGCCGCAGACTGCGTTCGGAGAGTTGGCCTTCCAACTGTCTGGTTTTGCCATAACTCAGTTGCGGCAGTCTCTCTTCTCCACAATGGAACCGGATTTGCGGGCCATGGCTATATTCTATCGCAAGTCCAGCATCGCTCTGTCGGACCAGATTGTATCCGAGCGGGTCAATCCTATGGAGCTATCTGGGGAGGACCGCAATCGTAAGTTCTTCCGGCAAGTGTTCTCTGCGGAGGACTTGAAGAATATACCTCATCCCCGGGTGAAGGTGGTTCCGCAACTCCCGCAGGATGACGCCCAAAGGATTCAACTTGCCCAGGCCCTCCGGCAGGGGAAGACACCCCTACTGCCGGACCGGATTATCCTAGACGAGATACTGGAGATACAGGATGCTGGCAAGATTATGCAGATGGTTAAGGAGCAAATCGCTGAGCAGGGACACCCTGCCGCAGCAGCCATCGTGCTTGCCAAGACCATGCTGGACCTTGGGCGGGAGGACCTTGCAGCCGTATACTTGCAAGAAGTCCAGAAGAGCCTCAGCCCAGCACCTCCCCCGCCTGGCGGTCCGGGATTACCGAGCACTCCGCCTCCTGGCCTGCCAACCGGGTTACCCCCGAACCTGCCACCAGGGGTGCTACCACCCCAACTAGCCGGTCTCATACAAGTGGCCCAGGCCAGTACACAAGGCCCGCAAGTCCCGCCCGGGTCCCCTCGCCCCGGAGCGTTAGGAGTTTAGCATGACTACCTCTACCTTAGACCCCACCACCGTTACGCTGCTAACGCAGGTATATGACCTCTTTGGCACCTGGGAAGGAGCGGATATTTACACAAGGTCTGAGGCCCGTAAGTGGCTGTTGGGACAAGCCGCAGCGGGTGGGACTTACTCCCTATTCATTGAATCCATGGAGGCTTGGAACGCTTGGGGAGAATCTGACTTAAGTGTCTCGACATGGTGGACTACTGGGGCCTTAACTATCCCAGATTGGGAAACAACTATCCCTAAAGGATGGGGCGACCCAGCATATACCCCAGCCGGTGTCCCGGAGGGGTCCACCTACGATTGGGCAACCAATACCTGGGTAGATTCTAATGGTACGGTATATACCCAAAACCCGGATGGTACCTGGGCGACGGGAACGACCACCGAACCCACCACCACAACCGAACCGGCCCCCCACTGACGGTACGGGGACCACTAGCTCAGAGGTACCACCTGGGTCAACCCAAATTGATGATGAAACCTGGATTGACCCCAACGGCAATATCTGGGTACAACTGGAG